AGTATCTTTATTATAGATTTCCTCATAGTACCACATACCACCAAAAGGAATCTTAATAACAAAGTTTTCATTTTCCGGAACAATGACTACCTTAGAAATGCCGTACTCTATGCAGCAACTGTTGCGAATTGAATCATCAAGCTGATCATAGATTATGTCTGTATTAAATACAGAATTTTCCTGGTCACAACCTATCTCTGGAGGAAGGTTAAAATTTTTCACAACCTTCTTCGCGATATTATAATCCTTATCGGTGAGCAAAATAATCCCTTCTTTCCTATTTTCTATATATATTATACCATAAAATTAAAAAAAAGTCAAAAGAGTAACAATTTGTTACTTTTTTGACTTTTGCTTTATATTAAAGGGATTTACTCTTCATCCGCGCGCCATACAATCTCTGGATGACTCTTCACAAAGTCCCACCAATTGCAATCAGAATCCGCACGATTCCCAAAAACAACATCATTGCGGTTAGCATAACCACTATCGCACCAAACCCAGTTGACTATCCACAATTCTTCCTCGCGGCTGAGCATGGCGCAATTGCCATTCTCTACGAGAATTCGCATGATCGCGGCGGCATCTTCAAAACTATGAACAGCTATGCCCTCTTGCGGCAAATGTTCTTTTAACATTCGTAATCATCCTCCTCTACAATAAATAGATCAGCATCGGTATCGCCATCCATAATATCATCCATCCAATCCCGAATCTGCTCCATAATATCTTCATTATTACTCATCGCAGATAAATAAGATTTGAATAAAGCATAAAGAGCCTTGTATTCGCTAACATGGGCATTAATCCAATTAATTGCCCACACATTCGCGGCAAGCTCAACGGGAAGATTCCAATAGGTGAAAATATCTTTAAGATTCTCTTTTTCTATAGCATAAATAAGCATTTCTTCTTCATTGAAATTGTTAATGGTTAATACATGACCAACCTCATGAAGGAAAGAAATAACATGAATATCAATAGGATCAAACTGCAGACTATTTACACCATATTCATAGAAGAACTGACCAAAATCAGACTCCATTTTAGGATTGGCAATCATGCCCCACTGAAGTTTGTGAGTTTCATAAAAATAGCAATAGTCCGCACCTTCATTGACAGTTATATTAGGGATACCTTGGTGAGCCAGCCATATTTCAAGAGTTTTATTGAAATTACGAACAAGACCCATTTCAATAGTCTTCCTTTCGATTATTTTAAATAAAGAGATAAGGCGCGATGGTGTTCCGCGCTTACCGTTTATTGTCATTTCGTAATGTCTCCGTCGAGATTTTTCTTATCTCTTTATTTTCTATATATATTATATCATGAATTTTTAAAAAAATCAAATATCATCTTCTTTAATCCAAAACAGTCTCAGCATTTCGAGTGCGGCCTAGCCATAGATTGCCTATCTAACCATAGGCCAATCTTCTTCTTTATATTCAAGCTACATATCCTCACATGACTTTTTAATTCTCATGTCCTACCACACTTCCGCAGGTGTTTCAGCCGCAGTATCGCGATCAATCATAACCCTTAAATAATAATCAAATAGCTATCGATTATATTCTGTATCAGGCATATAGCGGCCCTTGATGATGTAGTTATAAACCTTAGTAAAAAAGGTTATAATATATCCTATTGCCACTCTAATGTAAAGAAACATAATTTTCCCTCCAACCTAAAAAGCGCCATGTTTTCACATGACGCATCAATAATATTAAAGTTAATTTCTACGCAGTTTATTTGCACTACTGGTCGAATGAAATTAACAAACGGTAGACCATGTGGTGATTCCAATGGGACTCGAACCCATATTATCACCGTGAAAGGGTGATGACCTGACCTATTAGTCGATGGAACCGTGTGGCGACTTCGATGGGGCTTGAACCCACGACCTCTGACCTGCCTTAGTATTATAATATACTCAGAATATCTTCAGCTTTAAAATCTTTAGCCTGTTTCTGTGTTGATAATCTTGTGGCTACTGTCCAAAATTTGGTTTCCACTGTGCCAAAAACTGGAAACATATAAAATTTATTATAACATTCAGTCATAAAATAATCTACATCATTAACAGAGTATGCTTGCTTTTTTATTTTTCCATTATTACGAACTTCATATTTAGTTCGTACTAAAAATCCCGTTTCATCTGGGAGAGCATGTTTTATTTGGATTTTATAAAACTTATTATTCTTTTCAATTACAATATCATATTTTTGATGATTTCCAATAGGAACCAATACATTCCATCCTTGTTCAATCAAAAATGCTTGACATTTTAATTCTGTAATATCTCCAATCTAAGATGGATTTAATGTATTTTCCAATGCTATTAATCCTCCTCGCTAAAGATATTCTATTATATTGCCAAGACAGGCCGGCGTTCTGACCAGCTGAACTACGAAGCCATATAAAAGGCGGTTGTAAAACTGCTTCCGGTGCAGGCACCAGATTGCTGGAACTGAGCCGCCTCAGTTTGTTGGTGATTTAGAGAGGGCATGATCCTCCAACACCCGCCTTAAAAGGGCGGTGCTCTACCAATTGAGCTACTAAATCATATGGCGCCCGCGGTGCGTGCCGACCGCACTCAAGCATTGCTGCTCCTAACGGTTTAGCAAACCGTCCCCTTTGCCAACATTGGGTACACGGGCATTTGTGTAGTTATTTTACCCACTAAGTCCGAAGCGCTGCGCCCCGCCCCGCATTTCACTACAAGCATCACTATCGGTTCGCCAATGCTTCACTCCGAGACATAGGGTTGGTGGAAGTGTCTTATGAGATATTACTTAAGTAACCGTTTCTCCATTGTACCGTATTGCGCACTACAAATAAAACAGATTCTCTCACTTCCTGGTAGCGCGGGTGGGACTTGAACCCACACGAGCAAAAGCTCAACAGATTTTAAGTCTGTGGTGTCTACCGATTCCACCACCGCGCCTTATTTACTCATTTACTCAGCTGATAATCGCTGAGGAGCGTCTCCGGATTTTCCTTGAAAAACTTGAAGAACAACTGTTCATCATCTTTCAAATCACAGAAAAGCTCAAGATCTTCTCCATGCTCGTCAAGCAGATTGCCGAGAGCAATATAACGAGAGAAGACGGATTTCAGATTATAGCAGTCACCATAGGGTGAACGCAGATAAACTGATTCTTTAGCAGCATCAATAGCTTCAATAAAGCCATCAAGCTCATTAATTTTTCTTATCTTCATATTATTTCTCCTTATTTAATAACAAAGGGTTACCGGATTTGCACCGGCTTAATGCGCTTATACTGTAATACAGTCTACGACTTACGAAACTATTACCCTTATGGCACGACCGTTAGGATTCGAACCTAAACCTATCAGTTTTGGAGACTGATGTGCTACCAATTACACCACGTCCGCATATGGCAGCGGGAGAAAGTGCCGCCCTTTCGCTAACGGAGTCAAAGTCCGTTGTACTGCTGTTATACGATCCCGCCATATGGTCCAAGATGTCCGATTTGCACGGCTCCACAACATCCCAAATGTTGTATGCTCCTATTACACCACATCCTGGCTTTCAATCATACCAACAGAACACGACAGAAGGGACACTCTTCATCCCTGATATTATCATCACGATAAACCATCTCGTGGCAGTATGGGCAGACAAAGAATCCTTCTTCCCAATTGACAAGAACGCCATCGCGCTGTTCAAGTATACTTGCTATCTGCTCCCAAGTTGAATACATAAAAGTATCCTCCTTAATTTTCTATAATAATTATATCATAATTTTACAAAAAAGTCAAATTGTATTATTCGACTGTATATGTAAGTAGTCAACTCAATCCCAAAAATACGCAAAAAGAAAGCGTTGGGTAATATCACCCAACGCCGTACTTCTGGTAGCTTGCGGGCATTTGTATACCGCATACTACCATGTCCCGGCTGCGGTCGAGAATTGTTACCTATTCCACGGCTCCCCTTTATATAGCCGAAATTTGTTTGAGCTCTTGGACGGGTACTGTTGTATCACCCTTTTGATCACTCCGATGTGTCTCATGTGCCCTCGGAACATGAGGGAGGTAACGCCAACCTTACGCAATATTATGTTGAATTCTCTTGCACCATTCTGTTCTCGGCTACAGCATTGCGAAACTGCGCCGTCCGGATACACCACGAGGAGGAGATGCTATTGTATCCATGCGCCCTCTATTTATAAATCGCCGAGGGGAGGCGGGACTGAGGTTCAAACGCTCGAAAGCTCCCTCTTCAAATGGGTGCAGAGGTGGGGGTTGAACCCACGGGGATCGGCTTATGAGGCCGACTTGAATACCGATTCTCTCTGCCTTGTGGCTCTCCGTCAAGGAATTGAACCTTGGTAGTGCGGTTAACAGCCGCATGCCTGTACCACTAGGCTAACGGAGAATATGAACGCCCGACGCTCTCGCCATTTAAGCTACATGACCGCAATCATGATGGGACTCAAACCCACATCTTCGGGACTTTTAAAATTTTACCGGCGAATCATGCCGGCGGCTTAGCCTGACAGGAGATGCAGCTCCCCTTGTGTCCTGCATGACACGGTAGTTTTCCTCATTTTGCGCACCTTTCAGTACTTTCTGGTTGTGCGGGTTTGCCCTTGTCTTTATTTTAAGTGGCGAAGCGCAACCGTGCTACCACCATATCTCTTCCCGTTGCTTTCTTTAAAGTGGCGGACGCGAAGGCGGATACCACTGACGGTCACTCATCATACCGACAAGCATTCTGGTTTTCCTGGGTTGCCAGTACCCTGATGGTTCGCATATTGCTCGAAGCCAAAAATAGCCGACAGGTTTATTTTCCTCTTATTTATAGTGCGGTTCAGTTTTACCTGTCAAGTACGCTCTGGTCACACTGCGGCGGTTCCATTAGTTTCGTCCTACCGCCAAGCACGGCATATTCACTCTTCTTTAAGGTGGGGCTGTTTCATGCTTCTCTCCCACCGGACAATTGGCTTTACGACTACTCCGAGCCGCCAATTAGGTTGTTCTAACCGCATTAATTGGTAAATTGCGGGTACTTCATTTCAACCTGCACCTGTGAAGTACAGCTCGGCGTGGACAACTCCCTACCGTTGTTATCTCACCTTGCCTTAGGACATTCAATCCACCGTTGTTGCTGCTTCATGAATCGCGGAATCGCTTGTTGATAACTTATATTCAATTGCCCTCTTCCACCGCAGTGAGGTGGGGCGGACCCGTCATATGACTTGCGGGTTTTGCCATCTGTAACGCCGAACGAACTCGCCAGAACGTTTACGGCTACCCCTCATCTTAGCGTTACGTCTTTGAACGCTGTGAGCTGTGCAGCTTAACATATCTAAAGTCAATCGTGTTTATTTTATGACAGGAGATAATCGATCAAGACCTGTGAGTAGGATACTCGTGCATTGAGCACCTCTCTCTACTCAAAACGAAGAGCTTCTCTCTTCATTTTCTATATATATTATAACATAAAATTATAATATTTTCAAATTTTCAGATGTAATTGTCACCGCAATTTTTAATTTCTGCTTCAGCAGACTCGGTAAGAAAAACGAAGTTAACCTCATTCAAGAAGTCTATATCCAAACCCATGAGGTCATTTTCGTAGTATCCCTCAATCTGACTAACCGCAGATTCAAAATCATCTGCCATCACAACGATACGCTTGGTAACAGTATCACCAACAGTATCATCATGATGTCTTACATGAGCAATAAAAACCATATCATACCTCCCATGCAAAATCACATACCGGACAACAGATCAGATCATCATCAATCCAATCATCTTCATAAATGGGTTCGCCGCACTCGGGGCAGTTGAAGAATCTTTCTTTCCAATCTACATAGACACCATAAGTGACTTCCAGAGCCAACGCTATCATTTCCCATTTCTTCATGAGATTTACTTCCTTTCTCATTTTCTGTATATATTATATCATAAATTTTCAAAAAAATCAAATATTAATTATCTTACAAGATAGCCTGATATACGATAATGATCCGTCCAAGATTGGCAACCCTTACAACATGATTTTGCATACTCTTCTGCATCTTCATATTTAAAATATACGCCATCAATAAAATTGCCATACTCTGTTATTTCTAATACTATATAGACAAACATTATATTAAAGTTCCTTTCTTTATTTTCTATATATATTATATCATGAATTTATAAAAAAGTCAAAAATAAAGTGGGAAGCCATCAAACATGACTTCCCACTCTACCTAAAAAGGATTTAACTATTTACTATTGTAATCCCGTCGATAATTATATCGAAATAAGGAGCAGAACGAAATTCTGACTCATGGAAATAACCATCGAAAATAACATTAGTATCAGGGGTATAAGCCGGATCCGTATCAACATCAGCATTATACTCAGTTAAATGTTTGCCATCTACTGTCCAAGTAGCAGTATCAAAGACATGGATTTCACCATCTTCAAGCAGCGCTTTAGCTTCGGCTATTGCTTCAATTGTATCGGGTGCGGCCGCCTGAAGATTGACTTCAGTCAGTTCCACAGATTCTGTGGCTATTGTGCCTGTCCAATCGGTATCAATCTGCTTACCATCCTGCACACATTCAATTATATACAAGAAATATGGAACCCAGTTAATACGAGAGGAAATAATAAAGGTATTAGGACAAGCTTGAACTGTGCTACCATTGTAAGAAATATTAGGAATACCCGCATTCTCACACGCAGAAGGTGCACCCATTGAGTCAGCATGCTGTGAAATTAGTTTGCATCCATTGGATATGAGTCGCGTCGCGGCCTCTTTTTCCGCAGTTTCGTCGTACCACGAACCAGTATAAATGACCTGCATGGTTGCGGTGGGACATATCGAACGTGCTCCTAAAAAGAAAGATGTATAGCCTGAGATAACCTCAGCATAAGGATAAGCGCCCACATAACCAATGAGAGCATCTTCAGGCTCAAATTCGCCCGCATTAATCATCTCATTCAGCTTCATACCAGCCGCTACACCAGCAAGAAAACGTCCCTCATAGATGGCGGCAAAGGCATTGTGGAAATTGGCAACTTCTTCTGTGTGTGCCATTGTACCAGTCGCATGACAGAACTCTACTTCCGGATAATCCTTGGCGGCCTGCAGCATATAAGGCTCATGACCAAAAGAGTCAGCAAAGATAATGTTGCAACCAGCATCAATTAGCTCTGCAGCCGCGTCATAACATTCATTACCTTCGGGAATGTTGGTTTTGTTCATGTGCTCAATGCCCGCCTTCTCACAAGCCTGCTCTGCGGCATTGAGGAAGTTCAGGTCATAAGTGGAGTTTTCATCGTGTAGATAAATAAATCCAACTTTTACTGCAGTTTCCGGCTTGTCAGGAGTCTGCCCACAGCCAACGAGTGAGAGAATCATTACTATGCTTAACAGTATAGCAAAAATTTTTTTCATGTTTTTTCTCCTTGTTTAAGTAAATAGTTTTAAGGCAAAATGTTACTTTTTTACCTTATATTTTATTATACCATAAATTTTAAAGAAAATCAAATTTGTACTTGCCAAAAAAATAAGGCGGCAACCTTATAATTGCCACCTTAAAACTCTTTAAATTCTCCTATAGAGAATACAGCTTTGCACCACTGTTCATACCATACGTCATTCAGCTCACCGAAGATATGAATACTGTGCGGCTCCTTAAACAGCTCAAACTGCAGAGGAAACATGTTGCACAGATTCTTCGCTGTCGCATATGCATGATAATCAAACAGCTGTGATCCCGATAGAGGGACACTAAAATCAATTTTGTTCACAATTTTGCTCCTTTATTTATTTTTTCATTAAGCCACCGCTCCCATTCTGCAATGCAATCACGAGAACAGTCGCCACCATTTAAGTGGACGGGGCAAGTATAACAATCTGTAATATTCCATATCCATGCAGCAAATTCTGCATTAGTCATCTGCCGCAACGCGTCACCGCGTTTAATAAGATTATTCATCTTCTCCTCCTCCACCAAAATACATATAAATTAATAAACCAATAAGGAAAGCCAATTCTGTTATGATAATTACGCCCTGAACCTCAGTCACGCGGGTCGTCTTCACAGGTGCTCGCCGCAAAGAGTGCTCCGTTATATGCTTCAAGCATATCATCGCCTGGCGCGCTAACCTTCCATCCAAGATAATTAAAATTTACATAATATCCTTCGGGATAATATCTCCCATTATTATCTTTGATGCGGCCTTCCTCAATTATTTCAGCGCCTTTGCGCAATAGCTCACGACGCTTACGATACGCCATTCTTCGTCTCATCTCGTACCTCACTGAAAGTTTTATATGATTGATATTTGTCTGGACCAAGCCATGATTGTAATTTTTCATAACATTCTTCACATAGCTCGGCTTTGCGCTGTTTACCATGCGTCCACGACCCCATTTCTACGAGGTATACATCAGACACACGTGGCATTTCAGTGCCACAACGATCACATATTGTTAACGTCATTTAACCGTATACCCCCATGGGGTACATACTGTGCTGGTACTGAAAGCAGCAACATATTTATCACCATTAAAAACAATTGGTTCTTTTGGTAAAAATTTAGATGGTATATGGACCTGCACTGGACTCGGCTGCACAGTCGAAGCAGGTTTCTTTTTCTTTTTGTAATGTTTCATATTTACTCCACCCGTTCCATTCGGAACAACCATTATTATTTTTCCATATGCATCGGTCACATAAACCGAAACATATTTTTGCTGAGCTTGAAGCTGTACATATATGACCCGCGGCCAGGTGCACCGGTTCAGGGCGATGCGGAGCTTCACCCAGGCCTGATGCTTGCTCGGCCGCAATCAACGTCAACGTACTAGCACATAATGCGGCAAGACCATTAATCATCATTATCGCCTCGCCGCCCTATGAGTACTCCAAGTACGAAGAGATTGAGGCATAGTGACACCAGACCAAGACAGATATTAAAGTCAAGAATAATATTCACTATACTCATCAATCTTCCCTCATATCAGCGCCGCAACGAGGGCAAAAATTATAACCACATTCAGCATATCCGCCCTGAACTTGCTTACCACACCAGGCGCACTCATACCAATAACCATATGATTCGCCCATACCGACGCCTTCAGACCACATACGCTGTTTAATCCACACGCTGCATACTGGTCTTTTACGCACTTTTACAGTTTTGCTCATTATTCCTCTTCCTTTCTGGTCGCTTTCCTAAAATCTTCCCTGTTATACTCTGAACCCTTGCCACGTTTGGCAGGGATTTTGAAGCCGCGGCGCCTGAAATCAAGCAGGCCGTGCACTTCATCCGGTGTCATTTTCTTTTCATTCTTCTTCATTTGAATATTCCTCTCTGAGCCATTCTTTCACGTCTTCTTTACGAGTAAAACATAACATATCATTTTCCCATATCCAAGCAGCCAATTCTTCATCTGTCATTTGACGAATATAATCAGCATTAGTTTGATGATATTTACTATGATATTCTTTACATCTATCACATGAATCAAGTATATCATTATCACTCAACTTACAACATGGGAAAGTAGCATTCATGTCTTCCCATTCTTCATACCAATAACAGTCAGTTTTAATGCTCAATTTTTATCACCCAATCATTTTTTAATAACACATCTATTGCATAATGGTTTATCTTCATGCTGACAAGCGTTGCAATCTGCTATTTCATATGAAGTTTTAAGAAAACCATCAACTTTCTTTATTTCTCCATCTATAATCTGGTGCATTTTATCATCCCGTCGCATGATTTCATTCTCAGCAATATTCAACTGATGCTCCAACATATCTCTCTCATATATCAATGCACTAATTGCAGTCATTGCATCTTTAAGCAAAATAGCAATTTTAGCATTTTCGTTACCGGTCATAACATAACCTTTATAATAATTTTCTAATTGTTGACGCAACTCATGATATTCAACCATTACCAATCCAGTCCTTTCACATCAACACGCTTGGCAACCTCGGTCGCCTTTTCATTCAGCATCTTCAAAAACTCTTTATTCGGTTCTTTCCATACAGGAATAACATACTTAATCTGTTTCCCATACAGCTTGGCTCCATTGTTTTGGCAAAGTCGCAGCCAGTTGGGGAATGAAATACCCAGCATGCGACATGCAAACACACCGAAGCTACCTTCAATGCGCGGCACTCCGAACATTTCATGCACAGGGCATATTGTCCAACCATTATTACTCGTATTCAAAAACGAGAAATAAGCAGCCATTAAATCATCATTCCTTTCTGAATATCCTTGACTTCCTTTAACTCAGCGAGAGTAAGAGTTGAAAGTTTCTGCTTGCCGGTAAGTTGACGCACAATGTCTTCCATGGAAGGTATCTCTACCTTGAAATCAGACTTCTCATGCGTGGGCGCAGTATCAAATGGATGTTCCATATTGAGATACTTGCGGACAGTCGATACAGACCAGCCAGTCGCTTCCGCAACACCCTGATAACTGCCACACAAAGCATAACATTCAAACATCTCTTTAATGTCTTTATCTGTTACTCTTTTTGCCATAATCATTCTCCTCTATTTGAATAGTATACAATTGTTCTCTATTCTTCTTTTTGTTCAAGGCACGCTCGCGCCGCTCCTGCTCACGCTCTCGTTCGCGGCCGCGCTCTTCATACCATTCATCATCAAAATGTGGTTTACTCATATTATATCACCTTTCATTTTATACTATAATTATACCATAAATTTTTAAAAAATGCAAATTTAAAAGAGAGAAGGAAACTTCCTTCTCTCTTACTTCATATAAAAGTTAGGTGACTTATTTAACCACCAATCAAGCTTGCCACTCTCATCATATTTAATCCACCTGTCATAAATTGTATCAAGACTTTCAATATCCTTATAATACATCTCTACATGCGGCCGCTCCAACCTATCATCATGATAGTGACCAAAAAGCCAAGCAACATATTTAATCTTATCCTTAAACTCATCCATCCACAGCTCCATGGAAGAATCCACTTCGCTCTGATTGACCGCTGAAAGAAACAGATCAGTAGGCTGCCAGCTAATAGGACAAGTATGACTCATTACAAAATCATAAGGAATACCACTGAGTGCTTCCTCAGCATCCTTCATCTCTTGTTTAGTCATCTGCTCATCAGGGAACCACCCTGTTGCTTTAGGATTCCAATATTTCGGATCCTTTGTATCTTTTACGCCGGCCCGCTGCAGCCTCCACCATTTATCAACGCTATAGGCGCCGCCAAGTATAGCAGTAAAATATTTACCAAAGCAGTAATCACCATACATTTTAAGATACCTAATGTTAGGATATGCCGGCTGCAGATACAACCATCCTTTAACATCGTCGTCATAGATAAACTGCATTCCCGTAATATTGGTTGCCCGCGACTCATGGTTACCTTGGACACAATAGAACCGGTAACCCTTATTATTAACTTCTTTCTTTAGTCTATCATCTTTCTTATCAAGCCAAAAATTAAATCCAGCATCTCCCAAAATGATGATAGCCGTTTCATTTGGTTTATAGTCAGTCAAGCAACCATTGGTCATCCATGTAAAATCACCATGGGTGTCGCCCCTGACAAGCCAATTTTTAATCATTTTTACTCCTCTGCCTCTATGATGGTGGGCATCTCGTCAATAACCATCAGAACTGCCCTTAACGCTGGAACAGCCCACTCTGCTGTTTTCTCGGAAAACACAAGAAACATTTTCAGCGCATCCGCATCTATCAGTCTGCCATGCGGTTGGATGGAGATGGAAGGACAATGTTTCGGTCTGTCTTCCGCATAAGGATTGAACGGAATAAGGCATTGCCCATTCTGCATAGGGCAACTATTGCAGTTCTTCGGAATCTTCATGCCTTTAAAATATACTCCCATATCATTCCTCGCTTTCCATCTTTGCTCCGCAGTTGGGGCAATATGATGGCAAGCCAACACTCATTGTTTCGGTAGGATTGCAAAAATCCCACATGGACGCACCGCAAATTGAACATTGAGCATAGTCACTATCATCAGACCATTGTCCCCGCTTTGGTACATAATCGCCTTTGATTTCGATAGCTACTGCTTTCTGTGGCTCATACTTTCCACCACCAATTCCTTTTGAAACAACACCATCACTACCTATAAACAACCATAATCCTGTTTGGTTTTCACCATTTGGTTTCGGCATCTCCATACCTTTAATCAATATGCTCATTTTTCACCTTATCCCTTTCTGCTTTTGTGTTTAAACGATACCGTGAACACCAATCGTTAGACATAACGCTGTGCGAGTTCCAATATCTACATGACCCATACCATTTCGATATTGCTGAAAGTTGGTTACAATAAATACAAGTCGCACACGTATTTGCCATATTATTGCAATCCTCTGCTTTTATGATAGTCGGCATTTCGTCAACCATTTGATATGTTTTAGTTACCCAATGCTCGGCACCAGGCATGTTATTTTCTAACAACCACATACGCAGTTTATATATTTCTTCAAGCAATACATCCGCATCAATAAGTCTACCATGCGGCGGCAGTTCGATGAGAAAACAGCCATCTGCTCTTTTTTCTCTTTCTATCCATCCGTTATCAAACGAACATCTGCTTATAAAACACTGCTCGCAATTCTTCGGCATATCAATATCAATCAGTATACTCATTTGCTCTCCTATTCCATGCATTAATTGCATCTTCAATACGCATATACTTGAAAGTTCTTGCGCCGCAATCATCACAGCCAACAATATACGGAACAAGCCAATCCGATATACCCTTTTCGTTTACAAAAGCAAGACTGTTCTCGTTAGTTAATTCAGCCTTACCACCACAAAATGGACACCGTTTTAATGCTATCATTCTTCACCCTCACTTTCTATGATAGTCGGAGCATTGTGAATATCATCAAGCATATCTCCAAGTTCATAATCTTCTGCCCACCATAAACATCTTTCATGGGATTCCTTATATAATGCATCTCCGTCAATCAATCTACCATGTGGCGGAATGTATATAAGTGGGCACCAATTACAAGTACTTGGTTTATCATCACGAGAAAGGGTATACCAACTTTTAAATATACATGATTTTGGCGGTTGTTTTTTATCTGTCAGTTTACATTCCCAGCAGCTCTTCGGCATTTCCATGCCTTTAATCAATATGCTCATATCTCAATCCCACATCCAAAAAAAATACTCACCCAACTGCCGCCAAGCATCTTCAAATACAGCCTTACGCTTCTCATCAAGCTCTTGCATTTCAACAAACATCTCATGACTATAAGGACTTTGATAGTCCAGCCATTCTTCCGGATGCTTATGAATATCCTCGCACCATTTATCATACATCGGATGCGGATAAACATCATGTTCCTCATTCGCCCGATAAAATTTCCAAGATACATCAAGCAAAAATTTTGTCCAATCCTCATCAGTATCAAATGGTTCAGTACAGGGATATCCATAATGATGGAAAGCCAAATCACGAATAGTAAAGTGAAGTAGATTTAAAAGGTAAGTATCTAAACTCCATACGTCTCTATTACAATATCCTTTAGTCGCGCGCTGCCAGGCGCACTTGGTATTATAGAAGAACTGTTCAATATTCTTTAACCAATTCTTTGGATACTTCCATGAACCATATGTATCTTTGTGAAAAACATTCAGCTCATTCATATCATTCTATAGGATAAGCCGGCTCGCTTTCCCAAAACTCATCCATTCTTTCTTGTTCAGTCTGCACTCGAGTAAGTGGTTTACTCAAAAGTACCATGACCTCATCAAGTGTAAGAATCTCATTTTTGCCATCGTGTATGACTTGATAGCGATCGTTATCAATTTTATTGACAATCATAAAAAACATTTTAAACTCCTTTTCAGATTCTATAAATATTATATCATAAATTTCTACAAATTACAAATTTAAAAAATGTATTTCTCATACATTTTCACTACTTTCATCTGAGGTGGGTTAAAATGACAAAGAAAACCATGGACATAATATTAATACTCGTCGGTGTAGCAGTAGTAATATTCACTGTCGTAATGATATGGCTCTATCTAATAACCGGAGCCATTCCAGATACATTATGTACCTGTTTCTTTGTGGCCTGTACGGGCGAGTGCGGCTTTATGGGCTGGATAAAGACTGCAAAAACCCGCTATCAAGACCGCGAATGGTTATTAGAAGATGAAAAAAGATTTGATGAAAAACTCAAATCTAAAAAGGAGGACAAATGAACGAATTTAATTTTTGGATTCAGGCAATTATCTCCATTCTGAGCGGCATCGCCGTCCTCGTTCCTCTTATGATAGTGCTTGTGAAATATGTTCGCAAAAACACTGAAGAGAAAAATTGGACCCAAATGTTGACTCTCGTTATGAATCTCATGGCTGAGGCTGAAAAACTGTATGAAAACGGCGCAGAAAAGAAAGAGTGGGTTATGGGTGAATTACGTGCCCTTGCCGACACTCTCAATTATGAAATTGATTGGATTGTAGTTAGTGATATGATTGATAGTATCTGTGCAGTTTCCAAAGAAGTTAATCCTCCCGCAGAGGTTGAGCCTGTAGAATGACCGCAGAAGAAGCCAAGAAAACTATCTTAGCCTTAGCAGTCAATGAGATTGGCTATGCTGAAAAAGCAAGCAATGATTAGTTAGATGACAAGTTTGCCAACACTGGTCACAGTAACTGGACTAAATATGCCAGAGATATTGATAACACATTAATATTTTATAATGGCAAAAAGAATGGTTATGATTGGTGTGATATGTTTGTTGACTGGCTCTTTGTCCATAGTTTCGGCCCTTACATAGCTATGGAAATGCTTTGCCAACCACAAAGAAGCGCGGGCGCCGGATGTGAATATTCCGCCGGCTACTATCAAAACAAAGGCCGCTGGGTTACCGATCCTGAACCGGGTGACCAGATCTTCTTCCGCTATGGTGGTACCATTGGACACACTGGTATAGTAGAACAAGTGAATGGCAGTTAGGTTATAACAATCGAAGGTAATTCAGCTGATGCAGTGCAGCGTTGCACCTATGCAAAGGGCAACAGCGCAATCGCCGGCTATGGACGTCCTATATGGACGGCCGCATCGTAGGAGACCTATAAACCTGTTGAGTACACGCCTGCAGATTTAACCAATAAATTGACTTATGGCATGTCTGGTGCTGAAGTACAAGAGATGCAAAAGCAATTGGTTGCGGCTGGCTACTCATGCGGCCCAGATGGTGCCGATGGTGATTTTGGCCCCAACACCTATAATGCAGTAGCAAAATTTCAGTTAGAAAATAATCTTTCACCCACGGGTGTAGCAGATGCCGAAACGCTAAAAGCCTTAAAAGCAGCGGTGAGTACAACTACAACCAAACCGAAAGAAGAGGAAACAGTTGTAACACCGACTGAACCTGAACCAACTCCTGTGCCTACCCCTGCGCCTGCCGCGGATGAAGGTTACAAGATTGGCGATATTGTCCAATTTAAAGGAACTAAACATTATCGTATGTCAATGGCTAAAAATGGTTATAAATGCCGCAAAGGTCTTGCGCGCATTACTATGATTGCCGCAAGTGCTAAACATCCTTATCATCTAATTAAACTCCCTGGCAGTACTTCTACAGTATTTGGCTGGGTCGATGAAAAAGACATCGAAAAAGCATAAAAAGAAAGCGTAAGTATCAAAAATACTTACGCTTTTTCTTCTATATTTCAAGCCAATAAAGCCTATCAATTGCACGAGTTGCGGCCACATAGTTTACACGGTAAAACTCATTATTAGCTTTACTCCACCATTGCGGCTCCCATACTACAACATTTGGAAATTCTAAACCCTTCGCACTGTGTCGCGTCAATACTTTGACCGCATCTTTCTTCATTAAAGAATCAAGTTGTGCTTTGGTAATGTCGCCTTGTTTAAAAGTCACACATTCAATTCCATTATTTTCCAAAACTTCTACATTTGCTTTGATTATATCATTTGTACAACACAACATTGCCCAATTACTTGGGTGTCCTTCTTCCTTAATCCAATTTACCACATTCCCAATATTCGGCGTGCCTTCATATACAAGGCCGCCGCGTCTTGTTGATATGGAAGTATCTAACATCTTACCACGCCTAAGAATATCTTTGGCGAAAGTAAGAATATTAGAAGCATTTCTATAATTTAAATTAAGTGAACATGTAACCACTTTCGGATCTTCCATTAAATCCTTAAATAGCTGTGGTACAGCGCCACGGAAGGAATAGATACTTTGATTAAAATCACCCACTACAAAAAATGATTTAGGATTAATCATTTTAAATATAAATTCAAACTGCGGCGGTGATGTATCTTGGCATTCATCTAATAGCACATATGGTATATGCTGTACACAATGTGGATTTTTCTTTAACAAATCAAAAAATCTATCAAATTCTTCATCTTTAATAATTTTACTTGTGGAAATTCCATGTCGCGTTAAAAATTTATTAGCTAAGCCATGTATTGTACCTATATATATTCCATTTTTATAATCATCTGCAAGCCTGTCCTTGAGCTCTTGTGCGGCCATATTGGTAAAAGTAATAACAGCTATATCTGATGGCTCAATACCATCTCGTAGCAGCTTGCGAACTCGCTCTGTTAGCACACGAGTCTTCCCGCACGCCGCGCATGCTTCCACGGCAATGAATGGCTCATCAAGCTCTACAATGGCTTGCTGTTGTTCATTAAGTTGCATTTGTTAGCCTACCTTCTGATTAAATTGTTTATCTGTTTGATAAAATTCTATCCAATATTTTTCTCTTGAAGATTGTTTATCTTTATCAACTTCTTCCAATACTTCCCATGTAAAGTTCTATAAACCTTTATCTGCTAAGACGTTATGGAAAGTTGAATGTGCTATAGTTCCTATATTTAATGATGAAAGACAGTGCTCTTTCCAACGATTACCTATATCTACAGAGCGGCCAATGTATGCTTCACCGGTTTTGATGTAAGTGATTTTGTAAATACCACCTATCTTGCGGCCTTGTAGTACGCGTTTCTCCATCTCAGCCAGCGGCCGCTTGATGAAGACCTCGTATATTAACTTGTTGAGCACTTCGCGGTTGGTGAGCCGCGGCCCAATAGAGCATAAAACTTCTATATCTTTTATATCATTTTCTTTAATATTGATACGATAGAAATCCTCTTTATCCTATATCGCGCGCTCACGGAGGATAGCCTCATGGATTGTGGCCTATCGCGCAGCAAAATCATCTAATGTGGCTTTAGCTTCATTAACTCTATCCCAATAAAATTCTTGAAGCTCTTCAAAATCTTCTACAAATTGTTGCTTTTTAAAGGTATATTGTGAAGTCAGAATTTGTTCCTTTTTCTCAAACTCATGCTTCATTTTCTCTTCTTCGAGTTCTTTCACATGTTTAAGCTCTGCGGCCGCCCGCTCATGCTCGGACTTAAGCAAGCGCTCTGTCGCTTCCTTAGCCTCGGCCGCTCTCTGCGTAGCAACAATTCTATCATTATCTAATTTAGCAATCGCCAATGTAGATACTGTAATCTTTTTGGTTAATTCATCCAATGCCTGCTGTGCAGCATCATTTTCTTTTAACAACCGTTCGCCTTCAGCAGTCAGTTCGTCAATTCGTTTTATTGCGTCATTTATCTTTTTTTGTCTGATTAAATACCAAACAATTACAAACACTATTAAGGCTGCCCATATACAGACATAATATATCATACTCCTTTCTCTCCAAAAAAAATATACATAGATTTCTCATCTATGTATATTTTACCATATTTTTAATTAAAAGTCAAGTTTTCCTATTATTGGTTTAAAATTATCCGCAAATTAGAAATTATTTTACACCACTATACTCTGGAAAATCATTAGCATGTCCCGAAAATACAAGACCTCCTACAGTAAGGCTAAACATTCCAGTTTTGCCATCATGCGTTATTACATCAGGAATCATCCATGCTACGGAGCCACTATCCATTATCGGATCTTCAACGCTTGACTTAACAACAGTAAGGTTGGAACTATAAATTTCCAAAAATGTTTTATCGAGTATTGCATGTTGGGTACCATCAATTTCATCATACGTCATATTGGCTACCAACACATCACTACCAGAACCACCACCACTATTCTTTAACATAGAGCGTAAAACATTAGGATTTGTATTACCTGGAGTTTCCATAACATAACTAATTATTTCATCCATTAATTATTACCCCTTAATTCACTTTCATCTTCAACTATGGGCCAATCTTTTAGTTCAGCATATAATGCATCAATCCAAGTATTGCCATCCATTGACTTATAATCATTATAAATCTTAATAAATGCTTTTTTATCAGCACTTAAAATCTTCTTAAAGGGACGATATTTATAATATATTTTATTCATATCATACCGCATCATATCAAGCTATGATTGATTTAATAATTCAATAGCACCATAAATATCATTTAGCTATTCTTCTTGTGCCATTGTCATTTGTTTTAATTCATTTAATGAACCCATAATAACATTACAATTCTATTCCAATAGACCAGGCATCTCACGCTGTAGAATTTCTTCAATATGCTGTTCTTCTCTTTCACTTGCCCGCGCATGAATATCATCCACAGGTTTCTTAAAGAATGACCATATATTTTTACCTGCTATAATAACAGCACTAACTAAAACAATTACATTACAAACCTAAGTTAACGTAATATTCTATAACCACATTACCATCTTAAAGCCTCCGGCGTTTATACTCCCTATAAACCTAATCATTATGCCATCGTGACGTTACAATAAACTTTGGTGAAAATAAATCACCAATTGATTTTATATTTCCAAACTCCCAAAACGGCACTCTATATAATCTAATTTGATGAGCGAGAGCATAAGAATTTTT